TGTGACGATTTTTAGCGGAAAGTGTGTGTATATGCCAAACAAACACGAAAAAGAAAAAGAAAACAATATAAAGGCGTGTTCCGTTATCAGGGACAACCCTTCAGCAAAACCCGTCGCAGTCATTCAGGCTGTACGGGCAATCAACAAGTTATTGCCACGCGATAACCCCGAAGAACACAAGGCGTTCAATAAGAACTTGAAAGCCTTGATCGCGATTCGGGACAATGTCGCGATTGAAGACACGATTCGAATTATGGCAATGAATACGATCAACACTATGTTGGAATCAGCAAGTCCGGTTCAGGATAACCGACCGACTGAAGCTGACGTAATGAACAAAATAAGGGGTGTCAAGAAATGACCGATTACAAAGGCGTTGTTTACCTTCAAAACAAACTGAACAACAAAAGAAGTCGTGTTTTGCTTCGTTATAGGTATTACGAGCAAAAGGCAATCACAACCGACTTGGGTATTTCAACCCCTAAAGGTCTTGAATGGCTGAATTCGATTAACGGTTGGTGTACGAAAGCCGTTGACAATTTAGCCGACAGACTTCAGTTCGACAAGTTCGACGACGATTACTTCAACTTTCAGGAAATGTTCGAACAGAACAACCCCGACATTTTCTTTGATGATTCCATTTTGTCGGCTTTGATTTCTTCCTGTTCCTTCGTCCTTGTAACAAGGGGCGAAAAGAACGATTTAGGCCAGCGAATCCGCTTTCAGGTCATTGACGGCGGAAACGCAACGGGTGTCATTGACGACTTCACGAAGCTTTTAACGGAAGGTTACGCAGTCTTGAAGCGTAATGACAACGGCGACGTTGTTTCATACGCTTATTGCACAATCGGAAAAACTGAAATATACGAAAACGGTCAGTTGATCGCGACGGAAACGTTCAATGCAAACTATTGCGCTTTAGTTCCGATAATCTATAAACCCGACGCAAAACGACAGTTCGGACATTCCAGAATTTCCCGCGCTTGTATGGACTACGCACGACAAGCAATGCGAACAATCAAGCGAATGGAAATATCGGCTGAATTCTATTCTTTCCCGCAAAAGTACGTCACGGGACTTTCGCAAGACGCTGAAGACTTGGATAAATGGAAGTCGGCAATGTCCGCAATGTTGGCGTTCACAAAGGACGACGAAGGCGGTTCGCCGACAGTCGGTCAGTTCCAGACGGGTTCTATGTCGCCACACATTGAACAGATAAAGTCTATCGCTTCAATGTTTGCGGGCGAAACAGGTTTGACCCTTGACGACTTGGGGTTCGTGACAAGCAATCCTTCTTCCGCTGAAGCAATCAAGGCGGGACACGAAGGACTGCGACTAATGGCAACAAAGGCGCAAAGGTGTTTTTCCGTCGGCTTCAAGAATGTCGGTTATATCGGCGCGTGTATTCGCGACAATCAGGCATACTTGCGCGAAGAAGTATTCAACACAAAGGTAATTTGGCGACCGACGTTTGAACCGGACGCGCAAATGTTGTCGGCAATCGGCGACGGAATCCTGAAGCTGAATCAAGCAATGGAAGAAGGCGGAACATATATTGACGGCGAAAAGCTTCGTCGCCTGACGGGGATTGACTAATGGCACTTACATTCGACGACATAAAGGGCGAATTTATGACGAAGGTCAACGCTGACCCGACCGTTCAAAAGTGCTTACGCACGATCAGGGACGGAAAAGGGACATATAAGACCGCGAACAAACTTGCGGTCAGGGTTGGCGAAACGTTGGGAAAGGTTCTGAAATCACACGAACCGATTGAAAATATCGACGAATGGGACTATGTGAATTTGATTCCGCAGTCTTTGGGACTTAATCAGGAACTTATCGTCGAAGCTTGTCGGGACGTTCAGAACGGATTGAATCAGAAAAACGGATTCGGAATCAGGTACGCTGAACCAAAGTTCGATTGGGACAGGGTCAACGGCTTGATTGACGAACTTCGGAACAATCCAGAATTTCACAACATTGAAAAGTCCTTTTATGACCAACTTGTCAACTTTTCCGAAAACATTGTTGATGATTCTATCAGGGACAATGTCGGCCGGCTTTATCGTTCAGGAATACGAACGATCGTGGTCAGACAGGCGGAATTTCGCGGTTGTGCTTGGTGTCAGGAAGTCGCGGGGTCTTACGACTATGCGGAAGTCCGCGACACGGGGAACGACGTCTGGCGACGACACGAAAATTGCCGTTGCACGATTGACTATATAACCGAACGCGATTCGGGTTTTTATAGTGAAAAAGTAAACAACGCGAAGAAGGGGTGATTTTATGCTGAATCATTCGCGGGATAAGCCAATAAGAAAGGGGTGAAACGACGGTGACAAGAATCGGGAATCAAATCCCGACACAATCCGTTGTTTTACCATACGAAAAGTCATACGGCGACGAAGCCGTCAAGCTTTACAATCTGACAGGAAACGTTTGTCAGGATTGGCAATCGTTACTGTTAAACGACATTATGGCGACGAACGACGACGGTCTTTGGGTTCATACCAAATTCGGTTATTCGGTTCCGCGTCGTAATGGTAAAACCGAAATCCTGACCCAAAGGGAACTTTGGGGATTGCTGAACGGTGAACACATTTTACATACCGCACACCTGACGGACACGGCACACATTGCGTGGGAACGAATTATGTTCCGTTTGTCGGAAATCGGACTGAAACCCAAAAACGCGATCAAGGGTTACGGAAAAGAAAGAATCGCAATGAATAACGGCGCGGTTATTGACTTCCGAACAAGGACTTCTTCGGGCGCGTTGGGTTCTGGATATGACTTGTTAGTCATAGACGAAGCGCAAGAATACACGACAGCGCAACAAACTGCGTTGAACTACGTTGTATCAAGTTCGAAGAATCCGCAAACCTTAATGTGTGGAACACCGCCGACGGCTGTTTCAAACGGAACGGTCTTTCGTGATTACCGCGACAAGACCCTTCAGGGCGAATCCATTAACGGCGGTTGGGCGGAATGGTCAGTCGACCACAAGACGAACGTCAAGGATAAAGAAGCGTGGTATTTGACAAGTCCTTCGCTTGGAACAATCCTGACCGAACGAATTGTTCAGGACGAAATCAACGGCGACGACTTGGACTTCAACATTCAGCGATTAGGACTTTGGATTCGATATAATCAGCAATCCGCAATTTCCGCGCCTGATTGGGACGCGTTAAAGGTCGAATCATTACCGAAATTCAAAAAGCCGTTATTCGGTGGCGTGAAGTTCGGTCGTGACGGCTTGAACGTGTGTCTTTCGCTTGCGGTCAGAACGGACGACGGTCGAATGTTCGTTGAATCAATAGATTGTAGGAATCAGCGTGACGGCAACGAATGGATTCTGAACTTCATAATGAAATGCAACTTTCAGACCGTTTTGGTCGACGGTGCTTCCGGTGTTGAAACATTCCTGAAGGAATGTAAAGAACAAAAGCTGAAAGGTGTTTCAAAAGTAGGTTATAGGGAAATCATTCAGGCTTCGTCAGACTTTGAAACCGCGATCGCAAACAAGGTGATTTGCCACAACGGGCAACCCGCTTTAAGGCAAAGCGCGACGAATTGCAAACATAGAGCAATCGGAAGCGGTGGCGGTTATGGTTATTCGACATTAGACGACGAAATCGAAGTCGCCCTTGTCGAATCTGTTATTTTGGCAACTTACGCGTGTTCAAACGCAAAAGAAGCGAAGAAACAACGCGTTAGTTACTAATATTTTACGTTTACCGAACGGATTGAATCGGGGAAAGGACACTAATATGTCAGAAACAAATGAAGGCTTCAAGCCTATCGAAACGCAAGAAGAACTGAACGCAATCATTAAAGACCGCCTGAAGCGCGAACGTGAAACCACGGAAAAACGCTTTGAAGGTTGGGTTTCACCTGAAGACCACGCAAAAGCTATTGAAGACGCCAACAGGGCGTTTGATGATTACAAGAAGGTTCACGACGGCGACGAACAGACAATCAAGGAACTGACCGCGAAAAACAGGGAATATGAAACGGCAAACCTGAAAAGCCGAATCGCGCACGAAGTCGGATTGTCATATGAATGGGTTTCACGAATCGGCGGTGATGACGAACAGTCAATCCGCGCTGACGCTGAATCCCTGAAAAAGTTGGTCGGTTCTGGAAACAACGTGACACTTCCGACCAAATCAACCGAAACCGAAACACCGAACGCGCACACCGCGTCGATCAAGTCGGTGTTGAACGGTATCAAAGCCACATAAAAAATAAAAAAGGAAGGTAAAAATTATGGCTTTTGCAAGTACTATTTTTCCCCACGAATTAGTTAAGGAAATCTTTTTGGGCGCGAAGGGTAAGTCCTCAATCGCTAAACTTTCAGGTCAGACACCTATTGCTTTCAATGGAACTGACGTAATGACATTCAGCCTTTCGGGTGAAGTTAACCTTGTTGCTGAAGGAAGCGCAAAGGCTTCACACACAAACGGCGCGGACACAATCAAGATTGTTCCCGTTAAGGTTGAGTATGGTGCAAGAGTAAACGACGAATTCGTTCGTTGCGCTGAAGCTAAACAGCTTGAATATCTTTCCGCTTTCGCTGAAGGTTTTTCAGGAAAGATTGGTCGCGGTCTTGACATTATGGTTATGCACGGCACAAACCCCGCAACGGGCGCACTTGCTACAACTCTTATTGGTGACAATTCCTTCGACACAAATTCCGACGTAACAGGCGTTACATACGACGGTTCAGACCCCGAAGGAAACATTGCTTCCATTGTTTCTTCTATCGGTGACTATGACTTCAATGGTCTTGCAATGTCAAAGACATTCGCGGGCGACCTTGCGAAGCTGAAGGTCAACGGTGTTCCGCAGTATCCTGAACTTGGTTGGGGCGCAACACCTTCAACAATCAAGGGCGTTCCCGTAGACGTTAACACAACTGTTTCCGCAGTTGTTGGCGAATACGCTTACGGCGGTGACTTCCAGAACGCTTTCAAGTGGGGTTATGCTGACGTTGTTAACTTCGACGTTATCGAATACGGCGACCCTGACGGCAACGGCGATTTGAAGCGTTACAATCAGGTCTATTTAAGAGCCGAAGCGTGGATTGGTTGGGCAATCCTTGACGGTTCCGCATTTGCAAGAATCGAAGCAACGGGTTCAGGTTCCTGATATGCGTTACCGTAACACGAAGACCGGACAGATTATTGACGTTCCTTCAACGCTTCGTGGTAATTGGGAAAGAATAGACGGCGGAAAGAAACCCGAAACGGATTCTTCCGCCGTTCCTGTTCCTGTTCCCGTCCAGAACGTCGAAGAAGAAGTCAAGACAACGGCAAAACCCAAAAGAACAAGAAAATCAAAGAAGTAAAGGGGAATGAATATGTCAGATTATGCAACCGTGACCGACATTCAGAATCTGAAAAGAACCCTGACCAATGCGGAACAGACACGGGCGGGTTATCTGATTCCTATTATCTGTTCCCTGATAAGGTTTGAAGCAAAGAAGACGGGTCGTGACTACGATCAAATGATTTACGAATCCGAACTTGTTTCCCTGATTGATACATTCAGCGGAAACGGCACGGCAACCCAATTCAATCTTTCATATACACCTTGTAGCACGCCTGTAATTGCCGTAAACGGCGTTGTATGCGCTTCGACGGACTATTCCATAACGAATAACGTCCTGACATTTGCACACGCGCCTACGGGCGAAATTTGGGCGACATACGATTACCGCGCTTTGGCCGAAGTTGCAAAGGCTGTCGTTTGTGACGTGGTCATTCGTGAATTGAACACGCCTTCAATGCAACTTCCCGCGACTTCGTATTCCGAAAGTGCGGGCGGTGTTTCGCAGTCGTATTCGTTGCCGAACGCTTCGGGCGCGATCAAGCTTTGGAATTCTGATTTGAAGGCTTTAGGTCTTAAACGTCAGAAAATTGACGTGGTCGACTTAATGCACGGGAAGAAAGGGTGATTTTATGCTTCCTTCATTCTGTATTCAGGAAGTCACAAGGATTCGACCTTCAACGAAGGTCGTCAGGGGTTCGGTCGTTCCGGATTGGGACGCGGACAAGGTCAGCACGAAAACGATAAAAGGCGTTTCCGTTCAACCCGCTTCGACTTCCCTTTCGGAAGATGGGCGCGTTTTGGGAATATCCGACCTTTACACGCTTTTTGCACCGCCTGACGCGGACATTCAGACAGGCGACCGAATCGTTTTCAATTCGAAGACATACACGATTGACGGCGAAGTTCGGATTTACCCTTCAGCTTTGAACCTTGAACATATAGAAATTACATTAAGGCGTTACAATGGCTAATTCTGGAATCAACCACATTGAATTTATAAACGACGGCTTCAAAGCGATTCTTGCTTCCGACGGCTGTCGGGAAGCGGTCGAAACTGCGACGCAAGAAATTGCGGACAAGGCGAACGCAAACAATTCAAGGGGCGGAACGGGATTTGAAACAAAGGTCGAATTCGGTTCACGCGCACAAAGATTCGTCGGATTCGTTCACACGACCGACAGGAATTCAGAAATTGCCGAATCTGAAGACGGCGCATTGACAAGGGGAATTCTATGATTATTAACAAATCAATCGACATTGAAGAAGAAATCAGGCTTGCGCTTGACCCGTATGTAATTGCATACGTCAGACCGTTGCCCGCTAACTTCGCGACACCTTCAATACTTGTCGAAATGTTGGGCGGAACGACTGAAAACCTGATTGACACTTTTACGGTTCGCCTGTCGGCACGCGCCGAAGAAAATAACGACGCTTTGGAATTGCTTCGAACGGCTTTGGGCGTTCTGGATAATAAAGCAAAGGTTCAGTTCGGAAAACTTCGATTCTGTACTGAACAGAATTTGTCGAATTGGGGGACTGACCCGATTCGACCCGATTTGTGTCTTTGTCAGGCGACCGTTCAGGTCGTTGCACACAAAGAGCAAGTCGAAATCGAAGAATCTTAATCGAAAGGAAATCAAATAATATGTCTGACGTTTTAATTGGTGCGGGTTTGGCAACGGGTATGTTTTACCGTGCGCCGAAGGGAACTTCACTTCCCGCAAGTCCTATGGAAACATTGACCGCGGATTGGGTCGAAGTCGGCGCGATCACCGAAGACGGAATCACACTTTCTTTACCTTCAGGCGACGTTCTTCGCAATTGGGCGAAGGTTGCCGAAAGGAAGATTAACACCGAAAACGGTTCTGTTACTGCGCCCATTATGTATACAACAAAGAAGGTTCTTGAAACCCTTTTTGGTGCGGGCAATGTCACACACATTGCACCGACTTCAGGTCACGGAAACGTTGATTCCGTTACACTTTCACCTGACGTTTCCGCCGAACCCGCTTCCTATCTGTTCTTGATGAAGGACGGCGACACATTGGCAATGCTTGGAACAAGTGACGGACTTATCACCGAAATTGGTGACGTTGCCTTCAACGGTGGCGCGTCCGCTAATTGGGAAGCAACAATCGAAGGAACTTGGACTTTCGCAACTGACGACGGTCAGGTCGCGTCCGGTTCCTGATAAAAGAAAGGGGTTCTGAATATGCCTAAAGAACTTAATCTGAACAGTAGAGTTGAAGTCCTTGTCGTCAAGATTGGCGACAAGGCTTACAACGTCCCGTTGGCTACGTCACTTCCATATAAGAAGGCAAAAGCCTTAATCAAGTTGGCGAAATCTGACGAAGAATCCGCGCTTGAAGGATTCCTTGAATTCTTTGCGGAATATATTCCGTCGGAAGTTCTGGACGAACTTCCTATGTCAGCATTGACGACACTTGCGAAGGCTTGGACGGGCAAGACCGAAGAAGAAGGCGGTCAGTCATTGGGGGAATAATAAGCCTTGTTGATTTCGTTTCGAAACACGACAAGGCGATTACTTTTGACCTTCTAACACGAACAAATCATACTTTGGACGATTTAGGGGGCGAACTTTCGTGGTTCGCCCTTTCGTCATTTATACAGAATTTAGACACTAATTCCGCTTTAGCACGGGAATTAAATAAATCTACGGGTTGGGAAACGACACTTCAGACAAACGTCATTCTTGCGGATTTATACGACTTGTTGCAAGTCATTAACGCAAACCTTGTCGCTGTCGGCGGTGGAAGACCGAAGCGTGTCAAACCCTATCCGCGACCGTTCAGGAAAGACGAAACAACAAAGAAGATTGGTAAAGACCCTTTACCTTTCAATCAGTTGAAAGAATGGATAAAAGGAAGACAAAGCAATGGCAAACGGAATTGAAGTCGCAAAAGCTTACGTCACGATCGTTCCTTCGTTGCAAGGTTCGCAGTCGACAATTACAAGCGAACTGACAGGAATTACCACGCCCGCAAGTGAACAGGCGGGCGAAGAATCCGGAAAGAAGTTCGGCGAATCTTTGGCAAAGGGACTGAAGACGACCGCGACCGTTGTTGCGGGTGCAATGACCGCGATCACGGCGGGGGCGATAGCAACGGGAAAAGCCTTCATTGACGCAACGAACGACGTTGCTTCATACGGCGACACGGTCGACAAGGAATCCCAAAAAATGCACATTTCCGCGCAATCCTATCAGGAATGGGATTTCATATTGCAACACGTCGGTTCTTCAGTAGACGGCTTGAAAACCGCAATGAAGACTTTGACCGCACAAGCCGAAAGCGGTTCTGACGCGTTCGAAGCGTTGGGAATATCCGCTGAAGCATTGGAAACAATGTCGCAAGAAGAACTGTTCAACGCGGTTGTTTCTGGACTTCAGGGAATCGAAGACGAAGCGACAAGAACGGTTCTTGCTCAAAGCCTTTTAGGTCGTTCAGCAACGGAAATGACGGGTCTTTTTAATATGTCCGCCGAAGAAACCGAAGAACTTCGAAATCAGGTTCACGAATTGGGCGGTGTAATGTCTGACGACGCGGTCAAAGCTTCCGCCGACTATGCCGACGCAATGCAAAATATGCAAACGTCAATGGACGGACTGAAAAGAAATCTAATGTCGCAGTTCTTGCCGTCGGTTACGACCGCAATGGACGGACTTTCAAAGGTCTTCAGCGGTGACAAATCGGGAATCGGGGACATACAGAACGGAATCAAAGGCGTTATTTCGGACTTGACCGCGCTTGCACCTGAATTCTTTGGTTTGGCGCAAACGATCATATTCGCATTGCTTGAAGGCTTTGCGCCTATGCTTCCGCAACTGACGACAACCCTTTTCAACGTAATAATTCAGGCTATCACGCTACTTTCAACAATGTTGCCGTCGTTAATGCCTTCGATTATATCTGGAATACAAGGCATTTTTCAGGCGTTGTTTCAGGCGTTGCCCGTCATTACTTCGGCTTTGTTCGAACTTGTAATGTCGCTTGTAACGTGGTTATCGGAAGGCGACAACGTTACAAACTTCGTGAACGGTATAATTGCGCTTGTAACACAAATCGTTGACCAATTTTCACTTTTGCTTCCAGTTCTTTTGCCCGCGATCGTGAAGATTATTTCCGAAATTTCTCTTGCGCTGACAGACCCTTCGAACGTGCAAATGATTCTGAATTCGGTTCTTCAGATTGTCGGCGCGGTCGTTGTTGCCCTTGCGGGTGCGTTGCCTGAAATAGTAAACCTTGTCTTCGGACTGACCGAAAATGTCGGTGAAACGCTTGACGGGTTCTTGAATTGGGCGGGAAGCCTTGTCGCAAGTGCGCTTGATTTCATAATTTCCAATTTTACGAATTGGTTCGGAAACCTGAAAAACGGCTTTGTAAACGCTTTCAACTTCATTCGGGACAAGATTTCGAACATTACAAGCAAGGTCAGGGAACTTGTTTCGACGGTCATTGGCAAGATTGCGGAACTTCCAGAAAAGGTCATTTCGATTGGTTCCGACCTTGTCCGTGGACTTTGGGAAGGTATCGGGTCAATGGCGAATTGGATTGGTGAAAAGCTGAAGTCCTTCGGTGACGGAATCCTTTCAAGTCTGAAGTCATTCTTCGGAATCGCAAGCCCTTCAAAACTGTTCGAAACCGTTATCGGCCAGAATTTGGCTTACGGAATCGGCGAAGGCTTCGAAGAAGGTATGTCGGACGTTAAAAAAGATATGCTGAACGCTTCGGGCAATCTTACAACTTCAATGGTTGCGGAAGTTTCCGCGTATGGTTCCAACGCTTCGACATTAACGGGCAATGAAACGACTTATAACGGCGGAAATGTAAACATCAATGTTTATGGCGCGGAAGGTCAGAATGTAAACGAACTTGCTGAAACGATCGCATTGAAGTTCGAACAAATGACCCGAAGGAAAGGGGTTATATATGCCTAATTTATTTGATAACTTAAACAAACGTGGTTTGATTAAGTGGGGCGGGAAGCAATCTTCGGACTATGGCATTGTCGTTCAAGATTGCCCCGCTTTCGATAAACCGCGAAGGAAACAGACCGTTTTCAATGTCGCGGGAAGAAACGGTTCTGTTCTGTTTCAGGAAGACGCGTTCGAAGACACGACGCGTTCTTATAACATTTGGATTGACGAACAGACCGAAGAAGATTCGGGCGGAACTGAAACGGGAAGACTTGACCAAAGGGTTGCCGACTTTACAGCGTGGCTTTATTCGGTCAAGGGTTATCAGGAACTTTCCGACAACTTCGAACCTGATTATTACCGTTTGGCGTACTATTCAGGCGGAAACGACGTTTCGAACGAACTGATTATGTATGGCAAATCGACATTGACGTTCACTTGCCGACCCGAACGATTCCTGAAGTCTGGAAAAACGCCTGTCACGGTTACAAACGGCGCAACAATGGTCAATCCAACTTTATTTGTTGCAAAGCCTTTGATTCATATTGAAGGAACGGGAACGGTCATTGTTGAAATCAACGGTGTCGGCATTGTGGCGACCGTTTCCGATTACATAAACATTGATTGCGAAAGAATGAACGCATATAGGCTTCCGTCAGAAAATATGAATGAATACATTCAGGGAACCTTCCCGACGCTGAAAAGCGGTTCAAACACGATCGCAATTACGGGAACGACAACGCTTGTTCAGATAACACCGAATTACTTTACTATTTAAGGGGAAAAGAAATGATTCCGATTCTTTATTCTTCAGTCGTTGAAGGAACAGTCCCGACCGATTACGGAATCGGGGCGTTGACTGATTGTTTGTCTTGCACCGTCAAGGAATCCAGAAACGGCGAATATGAACTGACGTTGGAATATGCTTCAAACGGAATTCACGCTGAAGACATAGAGCCGGACAAGATTATCAAGGCAAAGCCGAACTTCACCGACGACCCGCAGTTGTTCCGAATCTATAAGGTCGGAAAGAATATGAACGGTCGTTTTGAAGTCAATGCACAACATATTAGTTATGACTTGTCGGGAAAGGTTATCGCGACGGGTTCGGCGTTGTCTTGCGAAACAGCTTGCGAAGTTCTGGAAGCAAACGCGGGAAATTTCACGATCGGGACGGACAAGGTTGTCACGGCGACCTTTAAGATTTTAGAACCTTCGTCAGTCCGTTCGTGGTTTGGCGGTAAAAAAGGAAGCCTTCTTGACGTTTTCGGGACGGGTGAATGGCACTATGACAATTATTCGTGTTTTCTGTATTTGCACCGCGGAACGAACCGCGGTGTCGAAATCCGTTACGGAAAGAACCTGACGGAACTTTCGCAAGAAATCGACATTCAGAATTTAGTCACGGGCGTAATACCTTATTACAAGGACGACGACGCGGACATTCTTTTGGTCGGTGACAAGGTCGCAACGGGTCTTGTTTGCGACGTTGACCACGACATTGCCGTTGATTTTTCTTCCGACTGTAATTTGGAATCAGCAACACCGATTGAAATTCAGTTGTCGACCCTTGCAACGCGATATATTAACAACCGCGTTCTAACAAGGGCGACAAGTTCAATAAAATTGGACTTCGTTCAGCTTTCAAACCTTGAAGAACGCGTTGACTTGTGCGACACGGTAAAGATTTACTTTGAAGCGTTGGGAATTGCAACGGAACTGAAGTGTATTACAACCGTGTGGGACGTTCTGAAGGAACGCTATACTTCAGCGTCCTTCGGCGATATGAAACAGGACATAACCGACACGATCGCGGAACAGTCCGAAAAACTGTTCGTCAATGACACGAACATTACGAACATCAACCAACAAATCGTTGACAATGACGTTACGTTCTACGCTTACGCGAACACGGAAGCTGTCGACATTGGGGCGGAACAGGAAACGGAAATCGCGCAACTTGCGTTCATTTCCACGCAAGAAACGACCGTCAAGTTATTACACGAATTCATATTTGATTTGACTTCAGACCTTTCGAAAGACGGTTCATACGAAATCCGCTATTATCTGGACGACGAATTGGTCGATTATCAGCCTTCGGAAAGAATCGGCACGATCACGCAGTTGACCGAAGGCGATTTGACAGACTTACGAATAACACGCGATTTCTTTTATGTCGTTTCTGACGTAGAACCGCACGTCAGGCACGTTTGGAAAGTCAAGGTTCTGACGCACAACATTGCGAACCTTCATATTGACGTAAATCACGCACACGTCACTTTAGAAGGCCAGAAACTGTTCAGTCAGAAATACTTCGACGGTTATATCGACATTTACGATTACATTACAATCATTCCGATTGGCAATCTTGCGCTTGTTGGTATTACCGAAGCGTGTTCCGCGTCCGTTACCGACCCGAACGATTATCACCTTATCACGGGAACGGATTCTTTCATTCCAGAATCAATCGGTTCGATCGGTCTTGTCGGCATAACCGAAGGAACCGGATTGGACGCGCCTTCAATCACAATGACACGCGGTTTCCCGTGGGCGACCGAAGACGGGAAGTATTGGTCAAGTGAAGACAGTAAAAAATGGTTTACAGATTAAGGGGGTTATATTATGCCTGACGACAAAATCTTATATTCTGAAGCTTATCAGAACGCAAGGGCAACACAATTACACACAACCGACGTTATTGGAATCGCACAAGTTGACCCCGACACGGAAACGGGTTACGGGTCAAAGGGAACGGACTTCGACGATATTTCGAATTTCTTCTTGAAGGGAATTCAGTTTTCTTCCGACCTTCCAACAACAAACAAGACCGTAATCGGCGCAATCAAAGAATTGTGCGGTGTTTGGGTTTCTGGAACGCTGACGGCGGGTTCGACTTCCCTTGTCTTGTCCGACGCTTCCATTCTCACGACTTCGACAATCGACATATATGTTTCCGAATACGGCATACAGCCTATAAATGCGGTTGTTGCAACGGGTTCGATAACCTTGTCATTCCTTGCCCAAGCGTCAGA